GGCACAGATGGGACCCGTCACCGCTTACGCTGTAATCCACACAAACAAATATGTCCCCCACCCAATGAGAACAATGTCTTGCCCCCACCCCCTCGTTTCACGTGAAACATAGGAAAAGGAGGTAAGGTTTTTGGACGGGGGGTATATATATGTTGAGAGTTTAAATGTTCTCATTTATAGTTTAAATGTTGGGAAAGCAGATGCTGCAATTTGATTAACTCTGGTCAGTGGTCAGGGCAGTGGAGCGAGTACCAACACGCATGGGCATTTGCCAGAAGGTAGACCGCACCTCTACCGACGAGAAAGATGGTGAGTGTCCAGTCGTGTTGGGGTGGATATGACTGAAAGAAAACGGCAGATATTGGAGTTCATCCGGGCGTACATCAAGGTACATGGGATGTCGCCTTCTTACGAGGCGATAGCCTTGGGGGTAGGCATGAAGGCTAAGTCCAATATTCATAGGATTGTCAGAAGACTTCAAGAGGATGGGATTCTTGAGGTGAAGCCTAAGAAGTTCTACGGGATACGACTGTTTGATAGGACAGTGAAAGAGATCTCCTCTCTATGACTTTGCTTACAAAAAAAGAAATAGCTGATTACGTTGCTATTGTGGACAAGATCCCTGAGGCAGAGAGGAACAAGGTTTTTTCTTTGTTGGAGATGGACAGGATAGAGCGGTGTAAGGAGTCGTTTCTTTTCTTTGTGACCCAGATGTGGCCTGCGTTTATCTCCGGGAAACATCATCAGATCATGGCAGAAGCCTTTGAGAGGGTTGCATCCGGGCAGTTGAAAAGGTTGATTATCAACATGCCTCCCCGGCATACCAAGTCAGAATTTGCGTCTTATCTCTTGCCCGCGTGGTTTCTAGGGAAGTACCCGGAAAAGAAGATTATCCAGACTGCCCACACGGCAGAACTGGCGGTGGGCTTTGGTCGAAAGGTGAGGAATCTTGTTCAATCGGATGGTTATGGGAAGGTATTTGATACAAAGCTGTCGTCAGACTCTAAAGCAGCCGGTCGTTGGAATACTCATCTGGGTGGTGACTACTTCGCTATTGGTGTGGGCGGTGCAGTTACTGGCAAAGGCGCTGACCTATTGATTATTGATGACCCCCATTCGGAGCAGGAAGCCAAACAGGGCAACCCTGCCGTCTTTGATTCGGTCTATGAATGGTACACATCCGGTCCTCGTCAGCGTTTACAGCCCGGAGGAGCCATTATTATTGTGATGACCCGGTGGTCAAAGCGAGATCTGACCGGGCAAATCCTTAAAAATGCCGAAAAAGACGGGGTAAATGAGTGGGAAGTTATCGATTTCCCCGCAATTTTGCCCTCTGGAACCCCGCTGTGGCCCGGTTTCTGGAAAAAAGAAGAACTTGAAGCCCTAAAAGCCGAACTTCCCGTTGCCAAATGGGAAGCCCAGTACCAACAAAACCCCACCTCCGAGGAAGGGGCGATTGTAAAACGTGATCAATGGCAGATTTGGGAAAAATCAGACCCACCCTCCTGCGAATATGTGATCCAAAGCTGGGATACCGCGTTTGAAAAGAACAACCGGGCTGACTACTCAGCCTGCACTACATGGGGAGTCTTCCAGCACCCCAACAAAAACGGGGATCTACGCCCCAATATCATCCTTTTAGATGCGTTTAAACAAAGGATGGAGTTCCCGGAATTAAAAAAGAAGGCTTTTGACATGTGGCGGGAATGGAACCCCGACACCCTGTTGGTCGAGAAGAGGGCAGCAGGTGCGCCCTTGATCTATGAAATGAGAAAAATCGGTATTCCTCTGTCCGAATATACACCGGGCAAAGGAAGCGATAAGATTGCGCGTGTAAACGCTATATCCGACCTGTTTGCGTCAGGCGTGGTCTGGTGCCCAGAGACAAGATGGGCAGATGAAGTCATGGAAGAAATGGCTTCCTTCCCTAACGGCGACCATGATGACTTGGTGGACTCATCCTCTCAGGCTCTATTGCGTTTTAGACAAGGTGGATTTATCTCGGTTTATTCAGATGAAGAAGATGAACCTAGATACTTCCGTCGTCGCATGGCTTATTACTAGGAATCATCATGGCGATTGAAAAGAGCGTCTACCAAGCCCCAATGGGATTAGCTTCCTTACCGGAGGAACCAATTGAGATCGAGATTGAGGACCCTGAGGCGGTATCCATATCAATGGATGGCTTGGAAATTACCCTCGAAAAGGGGAGTGATTTTGAAGGCGCGGATTTTAACTCGAACCTTGCAGAGGTTCTGGACGAAGGCGTTTTAAACACCATCGCCAGTGAGCTGACAGAACTTGTCGAAGCCGATATAGACTCCAGAAAAGACTGGGCAGAAACCTTTGTCAAAGGTCTGGAGGTCTTGGGTCTTCAATATGAGGAAAGGACGGAGCCTTGGAATGGAGCGTGTGGTGTTTACTCAACCGTCCTAACCGAAGCCGCGATCAGGTTTCAGTCGGAATCGATTATGGAGACCTTCCCTGCTGGAGGTCCGGTCAAGACCGAGATCATCGGGGCGATAACCAAGCAAAAAGAGGAAGCATCGGAGCGAGTCCGCACCGACATGAATTACACCCTGACGGAGAAGATGACCGACTACCGTCCGGAACATGAAAGACTCCTGTATTCCTTGGGACTTGCCGGGGCAGCGTTTAAAAAGGTCTACCCAGACACCCAAAAGCAAATCCCTGCCGCACCCTTTATCCCCGCCGAAGACATCATCGTCCCTTACGGCACCTCATCCCTAAAGAACGCAGAACGTGTCACCCATGTGATGCGTAAAACCAAGAATGAGATCAAGAAGCTCCAGTATTCCGGGTTCTACCGGGATGTGGACTTGGGCGAACCGATGAACATTCTGTCGGACATTGAGAAGAAAAAAGCCGAACAACAGGGTTACAAAACCAATGACGACGACCGCTACAGAATTCTGGAAATCCACACCTATCTGGACATCGAAGGTCTGGAGGATGTAGATGAAGACGGCGAACACACCGGGATTGCCCTGCCTTACGTCGTGACCATAGACCAAGGCACCAATCAGGTTTTGTCGGTCTACAGAAACTGGAACGAGGACGACCCCAATAAGCAAAGTCGCCAGCATTTCGTGGATTATTGCTACATCCCCGGCTTTGGTTTCTATGGTTTGGGTCTAATCCACATCATCGGCGGGTACGCCCGTGCCGGGACATCCCTGATCAGACAATTGGTGGATGCCGGAACCCTCTCTAATCTGCCCGGTGGTCTAAAGACCCGTGGCATGAGGATCAAGGATGATGACACCCCGATTGCTCCGGGCGAATGGCGGGATATTGATATTCCCAGTGGGGCAATGCGTGACAACATCATGCCGCTTCCCTACAAGGAGCCAAGTCAGGTTCTCTTGACCCTTTTGAATCAAATCACAGAAGAGGGCAGAAGACTAGGTTCCATCGGGGAGATGAAGATCTCCGACATGAGCGCCAATGCGCCGGTCGGCACGACTTTGGCTTTGCTGGAGCGCCAGCTAAAGATGATGTCTGCCGTTCAGGCTCGCGTCCATGCCTCGATGAAACAAGAGTTTAAACTCTTAAAAGAAATCATCCGGGACTACGCCCCGACAGAATATGAGTACGACCCTGAGTCCGGGGATCGGATGGCAAAACAGTCGGATTACGACATCGTTGAAGTCATCCCGGTTTCTGACCCGAACTCCTCCACGATGGCGCAGCGGATCATGCAGTACCAAGCTGTGATCCAACTAGCCACCACCGCACCCCAGATTTACGACCTCCCCAACCTCCATCGGCAGATGATCGAAGTCTTGGGGATCAAGAACGCAGAGAAGTTGGTCCCGGTCGAAGACGACCAAAAGCCCAAAGACCCGATCTCGGAAAACATGGCTTTCTTGAACGGCAAACCAACAAAAGCCTTCATCTACCAAGACCACGAGGCGCACATCGCAGCCCACATGGCATTCATGCAAGACCCAATGATTGCGCAAGTCATTGGTCAAAACCCGATGGCTCAAAAGATCCAGATGGCAGCAATGGCGCATATTGCCGAGCATCTAGCCTTTAGCTATCGCAAGAAGGTCGAAGAACAAGTCGGTGTACCTATCCCAGCCCCGGATGCGCAACTGCCGGAGGATGTGGAAGTCCAACTGTCCCGGTTGGTCGCCCAAGGTGCCCAACAGCTTCTCCAGCTTAACCAAGCTCAAGCCCAACAAGCCCAAGCCCAGCAACAAATGCAAGACCCGCTGGTTCAGATCCAACAGGCAGAACTCCAGATCGATGCCCAGAAAGCTCAATCGGATGCACAGGTTGCACAGGCGAAACTGCAACTGGAAGCCCAGAGGATTGCCAACCAGAAAGAAGTTGATCTTGCAAGAATTGCATCGCAGGAAAAATTGGCAAATCAAAAAGTTCAGGTTGACTTGTTTAAACGGAGTAATAAATAATGGGAAACGAGGAGAAGATACTCCAGCATCTCCTTAACCAGATCAAGGAAAGAGGCGATTCCCTTTCCAAGACTATCTGTGACGGCGCAGCGAAAGATCACGCCGAGTACAGGTATTTGTGCGGGCAGATTCAAGGTCTGATGTTTGCGCAAATGATAACTACAGACCTTGTGCGTAAACTGGAGAAATTCGATGAGTGAAATCCTTTTGAGTGAGGATGGAGAAACAACCACGACGTTGCCTGAATCTGCGGGAGAGAAAGCGCGTCAACTGCCTGACCCAAGCACCTTTTATCTCTTGTGCGCTTTACCTGAGATTGAAGAGAAGTTTGATAGCGGTCTGGCAAAAGCTGGCACCACGATGCATTACGAAGAGATTTTATCCCCAGTGCTTTTCGTAATGAAAATGGGTCCAGACGCTTATAAAGATGAAAAGAAGTTCCCTAGTGGTCCTTCTTGCAAGATAGGCGACTTTGTTCTTGTTCGTCCCAACACGGGCACAAGAATAAAGATTCATGGCAAAGAATTTCGGATGATCTATGACGACAGCGTCGAAGCAGTTGTTCAAGATCCTCGCGGAATTTCCCGTGCGTAGGAGGGTTTATGCCTGAATATATGGAAACACTGGACTTGGACAAGGCTGGCGACAAGCCTGAACCGGTCGTCGAAATGGCAAGTGACGATGACCTTGAAATTGAAGTCGTAGACGACACCCCGGAAGAGGATCGTGGGCGCGAACCCATGAAAACTCCTCCAGAGGAGCCGACTGATGACGAGCTTGCTACGTACTCTAAGCGAGACCGTAACAGGATTCGCGAGTTTACAAAGGGGTATCACGACGAACGCAGAGCCAAAGAAGCTGCGCTACGCGAGAAGGAAGAGGCTATTCGTATAGCTAAAGCCTACTTTGAGGAAAATCAAAAACTCAAAGGATCTGTAAATACTAGCCAAAACGCTCTTCTTGAGCAGGCAAAGAAACAGATTGCGCTAGAGCTTGATGAGGCAAAGCGTAAGTACAAGGAAGCGTATGAATCGGGTGATTCAGATGCGCTTGTGGAAGCACAAGACCATCTTACATCCACCAAGTTTAAAGCCGAGCGACTGAGTAACTTTAAACCAGCCCCTGAACAGGAGCCGGAAGAAAGTTTCCCAACGGTTGCACAGAAACCAGAAGAAGTCGATGAGAAAGCCGAAAGGTGGAAACAGCGAAACATTCACTGGTGGGGTAAAGACAAGGAAATGACCGCGTTTGCCCTAGCTGTGCATGACAAACTTGTTAACGACGACTACGTTGACCCTCAAAGTGACGAGTACTACCGACGCTTAAATGCTAGGTTACGCCAAGTGTTCCCGGATAAATTTGAGTCCGAGGAACCCGCTGATGCGCCTACTCAGCGCCCTACAAAATCAAATGTCGTTGCTTCAGCAACACGTAGCGTTGCGCCAAAGAAGATCACGCTTACGCCGTCTGAAGTCAACATCGCCAAGCGGCTTGGAGTTCCGCTGGAACAATACGCTCGTGAGGCTGCGAGATTAAGGAGAAGTCAAAATGGATGATCAAAAACGAGAGAAACGTAACACTGAGAGCCGTGAAGAAAAAGACTTGAGGCCCAAGCGTTGGACCCCACCTCAACTGCTTCCGGAACCTGATCCTGAGGATGGCTATGCCTTCCGCTGGATTCGTATCAGCACGCTCAATCGTGATGACCCCGTTAACATTTCTTCCAAATTTCGCGAGGGTTGGGAACCTGTAAAGTCGCATACACAACCAAGAATGATGCACTTGAAGTCAACGGATAATCGTTTTCCCGATGGCATCCAGATTGGTGGTCTGCTTCTTTGCAAAACCCCTGTTGAATTCGTCGAACAACGTAACGCTCACTTTGTCGAACAAACGCAAGCGTTTATGGAGTCGGTGGACAACAACTTTATGCGTGAAAGTAATCCTGCGATGCCTCTCTTCAGTGAGAAGCGTTCAAAGGTCACTTTCGGTAGATCTAGTTAATTTTTAGGAGCAACAAATGGCTTATCCCACTGTAAGCTCGCCTTACGGTCTACAAGCTGTCAATCGTATTGACGGTTTGCCGTATGCGGGTCAGATTCGCCAGATTCCTATTGCAACTAACTACGCTACCGCCATTTTCTATGGCGATACCGTAAAGATCAGCAATGGCTATCTGGTTGCCGATACCGGCACGGACAATGCAACTCCTTGCGGCGTTCTGGTCGGTTGTGCTTATGTCAACTCTTCTGGTCAGCCTGTTGAGGGTCAGTATTACCCAGCATCGTCAGCAACTAGCTCTAACGCTGCTCTGGGTTACGTTATTGATGACCCAATGGCTGCATTCAAAGTTGCTGTTGTTTCGTCTGGCACTACTGTGACCACCACTGGTGTGAGCCGTGCTGTAGTCGGTTCAAACATGGCACTGGTCCAGAATACTGGTTCGACAACAACTGGTGACTCTAAGGTTGCAGTACTGTCTGGCAGCGACGCTACCACCAACACCCTTCCGGTGCGTGTTATCGACGTTGTTCCCGGCACTGCCCTTAGCGCGGATGCGTTTGTGGAATTGATCGTCAAGATCAATACTCACCAGTACAACAGCACCACTGGTGTATAAGGAGAGTAAATCATGGCAATTTCACGCGCACAAATGCTCAAGGAACTTCTGCCCGGTCTGAACGCACTGTTCGGTCTGGAGTACAAGACCTACGGCGAAGAGCATAAAGAGATCTACGAAACCGAAACTTCGGAGCGTAGCTTTGAAGAGGAAACCAAGCTGTCTGGCTTTAGTGCCGCTCCCGTTAAAAACGAGGGCAGCGCAATGGCATACGACAATGCGCAGGAAGCTTGGTCTGCTCGATACAACCACGAGACCATCGTTCTTGGTTTCTCGCTGACCGAAGAGGCAATTGAGGATAACCTCTATGACTCTCTGTCGCAGCGTTACACCAAGGCACTGGCTCGCGCTATGGCTTACACCAAGCAAGTCAAGGCAGCTTACGTGCTGAACAATGCGTTCAACACCGCAGTTACCTATGGCGACGGCGTGACCCTGTGTAACACGGCTCACCCGCTGATCTCTGGTGGCACCAACAGCAACCGTCCGACAACAGGCGCTGACCTGAACGAGACCTCGCTGGAAAATGCCGTTATCCAGATCGCAGCTTGGACTGACGAACGTGGTCTGCTGATCGCAGCGCGTCCCAAGAAACTGATCGTGCCTCCGGCACTTCAGTTCGTTGCGACCCGTCTGCTGGAAACAGAACTGCGTGTCGGCACCAACGACAACGACATCAACGCAATCAAGAACAACGGCTCTGTGCCGGAAGGCTATCGCGTCAATCACTACCTGACTGACACGAACGCTTGGTTCCTGATGACTGATGTCCCCAACGGTCTGAAGCACTTTGTTCGTACCCCGATGCAAACCGGTATGGACGGTGACTTTGACACCGGTAACGTCCGTTATAAGGCTCGTGAGCGTTATAGCTTTGGCGTATCCGACCCGCTGGGCATCTTTGGCTCTCCCGGAGCCTAAGGAAAGGGGGGCTTTACGCCCCCTTTTTTCTGGTATATAAAGTAGTAATTCCGGGGTTTAAACAGGTGTTTGCGAATAGACCCGGCTAACGTCATGCAGATCGCTTACACCTAACTCGCATGAGAGGACAACATGGCAGTCTCTACTACCCAATCCATCTGGCGTTCGGGTGGCGGCGATCAAACCCGTACCGCATATTGCGGCACCGGTCTGATGGTTGCCGAATTTTACATTTCGGGCGCATCCGCAAACAGTGTTGCGGTTCAAATTTCTTCGAGCAATACAGCCCCGGTAATTCTTCCGGTTGGCGCTGTTGTTGTTCAAATTAACGCTCTATGTGCAGCTACTGGCGGCACGACCCCCACCTTTGATATGGGCTGGATCGGTTATACCAACACTGCTCAGTCTGACGATAACGGTCTGGTTGCTGCTGCTGTTGCTACCACTGGCAAGCTAGTTATTAATTTTGCATCTGCTACGGCAGGCGATGACCTTAACACGGTTATTTCTGCGACCCAGATGGTAAAAATTACTGGCGGCGGCACAACTGGCGACGCGCCAACCGGTGGTTCGATCAGTGGTCAGATCCTGTACTACGTCACCGATCCATACCTCGGTCAGCAGAACGTCTAATAAGGAGGCATCGCCATGATGCAAACAGACGTTAAAGGCGCAACCTGTGCGGCAAATGGCTCTACCACGGCTTACAACGGGCGTACCCGTTTAAAGGGGCTGTGGTATAGCGCAACTGGCGCGGGAACCATTGCGGTCAAAGACAACGCTACGACCCTGTTTACCCTGACTATCGGCGGCGCAGAATCCAATTATGTTCTGCTCCCCGGTGAGGGTGTGCTTGTGCAAACAAGTCTGGTGATTACCAACAGCGCAGCAGTCGCAGGAGTTGCCTTCTATGGTTGAGGAAAAGAAATTTGTGCTGGCGGGGAGAAGTCTGTTTGTTGCCATTCCGGCATATGACGGACGTATATGCATACATTCTGCATATGAATTGCCGCAGCTTGCTCTGGCTTCTCTAAAGCACAAGTTTTCTATCCACTTGGGTCACCTATCAGGTAGCTCAATCATCACCCGTGCTAGGAATTCTCTGGTCAATCAGTTCATGGAGTCTGATTGCACAGAGATGTTGTTTATTGACTCGGATATTCATTTCAAACATCAGGACGTTCTCCGGATTATGGCTCTTGGGTCAGACCGGGATGTCCTGTGCGGGTCTTATCCTCGAAGAGCGGCAGACCAGAAGTTCTTTACCGACATCTATTACAACGAGCATGGCGGCGTAGAACTGACGGAAAACGGTCTTCTGCGGGTAGAGCGGATTGGCACAGGATTCATGTTTATACGCAGACATGTTATCGAGAAGCTAATCAAAGACCACCCGGAATGGAAATACTGGGTCAATGTAGAAAACAAGCATCACTATGCCTTATTTGATTTCAAGGTAACGCCAGAGGGATACATGGGCGAGGACTACCTGTTCTGTGATCGTGTAACAGAGGCAGGATTCAAGATCTATGTAGACCCGGAGATCAATCTAGGTCATTTTGGAAACACAGAGTTTACGGGGCATTTTGGTAAACAAGTCCTTCAACCCATGATTGAAGAGACACTACTTCTACAAAAGAAGGTGGCAAATGGCTAAGACTCCAGCATGGCAAAGATCAGAAGGCAAGAATCCGAAGGGTGGTCTGAACGCGAAAGGTCGCGCTTCAGCAAAGAAGCAGGGGATGAATCTCAAGCCCCCCGCCCCTCACCCCAAGACCAAAGAATCCGCTGGTCGCAAGGCATCGTTTTGCGCTCGAATGGAAGGTCACAAGAAGAAAAACACAAGTGCAAAAACGGCAAATGATCCTAACAGCCGTATCAATAAATCTTTAAGAGCGTGGAACTGTTAAATGGAAATGGTTTTATGGAACACCGCCATCACGGTCATTTTGGCATTGATTGGATGGGGGTGGAGATTAAAAGACAAGGAACTGGACTCTCAGAAGGAAGAACTTCAGAGACTCCAGATTCTTTTGAATCGCACTCGCGAAGAGGTTGCGAAGGAATATGTCACCAAGGTTGAAGTTCATGCAGACATCAATCGTGTATTGGATCGTTTAGACCGTCTTGATGCAAAGCTAGACCGGTTGATGGAGGCAAGAAATGGATAAAGTTCGTACCGTAATGAAAGAGTTTAAACGTGGTGATCTAAAGTCCTCTTCTGGTCAAAAGGTTACCAATCCTAAACAGGCCATCGCAATCGGTCTCTCCGAGGCTGGCCTTTCCAAAAAAGCCAAGGGAGGCGAAATGAAAGAGTCAAAGGCAATGGTCAAGAAGGAAGTGGGCTTCATGAAAAAGAAGGGCGCACCCAAGTCCATGATCAAACATGAAGAAGCCGAAATGGGCATGATGAAGCGCGGCGGCAATGTTAAGAAATATGCATCCGGTGGAACTGTTAACAAAACAAATAAGCCAAACTATTTAGAAGAACGTGAAAAAAGATTGCAGAAAGCTGAAAGCATGGGTCGTGAATATGGTCGTGAGCTTGGTCAAGAAAGACAAAGAAAGGCTGATATGTTAGGTGGAGTGATTGGTACTCCTGCGGCTTATATAACACGTGCTGGGCAATATATTGGGGACAAGTTTACAGACGCAGATGCTTTTTTATCAGAAAAACTTGGAATGCAAGAGCGAGCGGCATCTCGTAGAGGAGAGCGTGCTGGTTTGAAAGAAGAAGGATACAAAAAGGGTGGATCTGCAAGTTCCGCTTCAAAAAGAGCTGATGGTATTGCAAATAAAGGAAAAACTAAAGGCAAAGAAATCCGAATGGCTTCTGGCGGTCTAACCTCTGGGCATAAATCGGCAGATGGCATTGCCAAGAAGGGCAAAACCAAGGGCAAAGACATCAAGATGGCATACGGCGGTAAGTGCTAAAAGGAGTTGCCATGAAAAAGGTCAAGAAATACGCCGGTGGAACTTCTGAAGACGACATCAGCAAACTTAAAGAAGAAGGTTTGAAGGCATCAAAAGATGACAAGGTTGGGTTATTGGATCGCCTCCGCATGGGTAACATTGACGACCCAAAATCTGAGGCTTATAAGCGTTTTGGTGCTGGTCGTGGTCTTGCTGAACGTAGTAAGGCGACTCCTGTAACGCCTCCCAGTACTGAATTTTCCCGTGGTTTTCCGGGCATGGGTGCGCCGGTTATCCCTAAACCCGTGGAACCAACACCAGACACCACCCCGGTGGGTCTGCGTAGCGCATTGACTCCTCAAGGCACAGGAGAAGGTGGCGCATCGCCCGGTGTTCAAGGTCCAAGTGTTGCTCCAAAGCCCCGTCCTCGTCCTCGTTCTGTTGCAAAACAAGACAAAAAACCAATCAATATTAGTACTGGTGCAAGTGGTTTTGGCACGGACGAAAAAGGTATTGCACAGCGTCGCATGGAAGGTTTAAAGGCTCCAAAGACATCCGAGCTTCGCAGCGTTGCTCGTACACGCGCTGGCACTCCAATTAAAGAAACGATGGATGCTAGGAACAGGGCTGGTCAGAAAGTTTCTTCTGGCTCTGATGCTGCATTGCCATTGTTAGGTCTTGCTGGGCTAGGTCTTGGCGCAGCAGCTTTAAATAAACGAGGATTGCGTGAAATGCAAGATGCCGAAGCTGGGGCAGGAGAAGCTTCCCGTGAAGCAGAAAGATATGGTGGCAGGGCTGGCAAGTACATCCAAGAAATAGACCCCATGTTTACAGGCAGAGCAGGGTTTGAGCAGGGTCCTATGAAAAAGGGCGGTAAGGTCAAAGCCAAGCCAGTTAAGAAATATGCATCTGGGGGCAAGGTCAGCAGTGCATCTACTCGCGCTGACGGCATTGCCAAACGCGGTAAGACCAAGGGAAGGATCTGCTAATGGCTAAATATGAAAACCAAAACTACAATGATTTGTATGAGAGAAATACAGCAAGATTTGCTGGAGATGATGGCGTAAAAGGTGCTAAAACCAGAAGGCAATCAAGCTCTACGGTTGATAGATCTGGTAATCCTATGACAGCAGTTAATGTAGGAGTGCAAAGACCTGAAGGTATTCCAAAAACATTAAAAAAACCAATAACATCATTTAAAGGCTTTGGCGGTGGTAGTGGTGGCGCAGGTGTATCGGATACCCGCGAAATGCAGTTGGGCGCAGACCTTGACCCGAAAGCAATGATGAAAAAAGAAGGCTACAAAAAAGGCGGTAAAGTTTCTGCTTCTAGTCGAGCTGACGGCATTGCCAAACGCGGCAAAACCAAATGTAAGGTGTATTGATCATGGCAGTCACTCCATTAGATGTAGAGCAAGCCAAGCTGGATGCCAAGAATAAAAAGAATCAGGACAACATGGAAACTGGCATCTTTGGTAAACCAGTCACCCTTCCCGGCAAACCCGGCGATAAGTCCAAGCCTGTCAATTTACCGGGCAAGCCGACTAAAGCTAAGTTTGGTGAGGGCATGACCAACTACCGCAAGGGCGGTTATGTAAAGGCTGCTGACGGCATTGCCAAAAAAGGCAAAACGAAAGGACGAATCCTATGATGGCAAGCCGAGGCATGGGGGCGATTAGGGAATCCAAAGTTCCCAAGCCTCGAATTGTTAAAAAAAGGGATGGCAATTACCCAGTTGAGATTTACGCCAAAGGCGGTGAGGTTTGGAACAAGCCCCGCCCGGAAGGACTAGGGAAGCCAAAGAAACTTAGCCCAGCCAAGAAGGCAAAAGCCAAGGCGATGGCAAAGGCTGCTGGTAGGCCCTACCCGAATTTAGTGGATAACTTAAGAGCAGCGCGTAAAAAATGAAACGATGCCCTGTTTGTGAAACAGAGAAAAACTTAGATCAGTTCTGGAAAGGACAGTATCTTTGCATACCGTGCCAAAAACACAAACAGAGGAATAGTTGGGAAAGCCGGTCGCCAAAAAAGCGTCTTGAGCAGCATTTAAAGTATAAGTACGGAGTCACCCATCAAGAGTTTTTAAATGCATGGGACTCTCAAAAAGGTTGTTGTGCCATATGTGATGTAGAGCTTCCTGATTTAATGACCTATGAAAATAGGAAGCGTAAATATGCGATTGATCACAATCATGAAACCGGTGATTTTCGCGGTATTTTGTGTCTAAATTGCAATTCATTGCTTGGCATGGCAAAAGATTCTGTTGATGTTCTTGCAAAAGCCATAAGTTACCTTGAAGAAAAAGGTTCTTACGGTTTAATGCTGGTTGACAACATGAGGGCAGCAAAATGAACTACCACGCTAAAGATTGCCCGGCAAAAGAAGAATTTGATAACCCATGCTTTTGTGGTCTGGAAGAAGTCTTGGAAGACGAATCCAGAGAGATTGCAGAAGAGATAATGGCAGAAGAAGAACTGGGCTAAACCATGACTACTACCGGCTCAACCCTTTTCAATATGGAGTTCACGGAGATCGCCGAGGAGGCGTGGGAGAGGGCTGGGCGCGAGATGCGCAGCGGTTACGATCTCAAGACTGCTCGTCGTTCCATGAACCTTTTGACGATTGAGTGGGCAAACCGTGGTATCAACATGTGGACAATCGAGCAAGGGACGATTACGTTCGAGCAAGGTTTAAACACATACCCACTACCTATAGACACGATTGACCTGTTGGAGCATGTAATTCGTACAAACGCCAACCAGCAGAACCTGCAAACTGATTTAAACATCAGCCGCATCAGCGCATCGACCTACGCAACAATCCCAAATAAGCTCACTCAAGCTCGTCCAATTCAGATCTGGATACAGCGGTTGTCTGGTCAGGTTGGTCCTGCCGGGGCTACCTTGGTTGGCAACCTTACTGCCACAGACAACACGATCACCCTAAGTTCCACAAATAACTTAGCTTCAAGTGGATACATCCGGATCGACAGTGAAGACATCTACTATGGTTATATTTCTGGCAACGTCCTGATGAATATATTCCGTGGTCAGAACAACACGACCGCCGCACCCCATACCACTGGCACAACGGTCTATGCGCCGCAGCTTCCAGCCGTTACTGTCTGGCCTACGCCTGATGGCTCCCAGACCTACACGCTTGCCTACTGGAGACTTCGCCGGGTGCAGGATGCGGGTAATGGTATCCAAACGGCAGATATGAACTTCAGGTTCTACCCATGCCTAGTCGCAGGATTGGCTTATTACATCGCCATGAAGATCCCAGAAATGGCATCAAGGCTGGATATGTTGAAGGCTGTCTATGACGAACAGTTCAATCTGGCGGCAGGGGAAGACCGGGAAAAAGCTGCTCTGAGACTTGTCCCAAGGGCAACTTTCATTGGTGGGAGTTATTACTGATGGGAAACAGATATTCCTCTGGAAAATGGAGCATTGCCCAGTGTGATATTTGCGGTTTTAGGTTTAAACTTAAGCAGCTTCGTTATGAGGTTGTTAAAACAAAGTTGTACCAATTGAAAGTTTGTGACGAGTGCTGGTCTCCTGATCATCCTCAGTTGCAATTGGGTATGTACCCAGTGGATGATCCGCAAGCAGTCCGGGAACCGCGTCCAGATACGACCTACTTTACCGCTGGTTTAAACGGTCTACAGGATGCCCCGAATGGTGGAGATGCCGGATACCCCACAGGTGGCTCACGGGATATTCAATGGGGCTGGTATCCGGTTGGTGGTTCTAGAAATTACGATGCCGTTTTGACACCAAATAATCTGGTGTCTAAGGCGCTGGTAGGAAACGCGACTGTAAGTGTGACATAAGGAGCAAACATGGATAAGTCAGAAGTTAAGAAGATCGCCGATAAGGAAGTCAAGGCGCATGAAAAACGTATGCATAAAATGAGCAAAGGCGGCGTGACAAGCTCAGAAATGAAGAAATATGGGCGTAATTTGGCTCGTGCCATGAACCAGCGTTCTACCGGAAGGGGTCGATAATGGCTAAGTTCAGTCACAAAATGGGTGGCAAGGAAGTCGGTCAGGCTAAAACCTATGCCGCGCCCCATGATATGTCTGGTAAGGCAACCAAACCCAAGGTCAATACCGAGTCCGGCGCGAAGGTCATGGACAACATGGACATTTCTGTTGGCACGATCAGCAAGGGTAACTACCCAGCCGACAAGACCTCTGGCATCAAGATTCGTGGCACCGGTGCAGCAACCAAGGGTGTGATGGCGCGTGGTCCAATGGGGTGATAAATGAACTACGCAGACCTTGTCAGCACAGTTCAGGATTACGCGGAAAACGATTTTGACTATGCGTCTAACCCGCGAATCATAAACACGTTCATACGTCAGGCAGAGCAGCGCATCTACAACACGGTGCAGATTGCAAACCTGAGAAAGAACGTGACGGGAACACTTACGTCGGGCAATAAGTACCTCCAATGTCCGACAGACTTCCTTTCTGTGTACTCCCTAGCAATCTATCCCAATGGCGGCGGGGATTACTCCTATTTGCTGAACAAGGATGTGAACTTTATCCGCGAGGCATATCCCGGTCCATCAGACACCGGCAAGCCAAAACACTACGCCCTGTTTGGTCCTGTCTCATCGAATGTTAATGAACTGACATTCATCGTTGGTCCTACCCCTGATGCAAACTATGGGGCAGAACTGCATTATTACTACTACCCGGATTCGATTGTTCAAAGCCCGATTTCAACCTTGTCTATTACCAATGCTGGAACGGGATACGCAAACGGAACCTACTTCAATGTGCCTTTGACCAATGGCACAGGGTACGGTGCGCTGGTCAACATCATCATTTCCGGGAATGTCATTACTTCTGTCAGCTTGGTGGACGGTGGATGTTATTACGTCACTAACGATGTGTTGAGCGCAGACGCGGCAGATATTGGTGGTCTGGGATCAGGGTTTACGGTAACCGTCGGCACAGTAACCAACGCATCTGGCACGACTTGGCTTGGAGACAACTTTGACTCAGCCCTGTTCAATGCCACGATGTTGGAAGCGTTGACATATATGAAAGTTCTGCCTGAAGACAGAGGGTTGTACGAGGATCGTTATACACAGTCCATTGCTCTGCTCAAGAATCTGGGAGATGGCAAACAACGTATGGATGCTTATCGTGATGGTCAGGTCAGATTGCAGGTGAATTAATGAGCATCGTCCAGACACAGACCACAAGCTTTAAGGAAGAGTTGTACAAGGGCGTTCATGACTTGACAACTGACACCATAAAGATAGCCTTATACACAGCGGATGCAAATTTAAACGCAGATACGACTGTTTATACGGCATCAAACGAGGCAAGTGGGGGCAATTACGTGGCAGGGGGATCTGTCCTTTCTCCTGTTTCTGTGTCTTCTTCTGGGACAACGGCATACGTAGATTTCCCAGATGTGTCTTGGACAGGGGCTATAACGGCTAGATGTGCATTGATTTACAACGCAAGCAAGGGCAACAAGTCGATAGCGGTGCTTGATTTTGGGTCTGACAAGACATCCACGACGACCTTTTTGATAACCATGCCTCCGAATACCGCAACGGAAGCATTAATAAGAAGTACATATTAATTATGATCTCTAGCTCTGGTGGCGTTCTTTTGGGAGAAATCAAGGCTGTTTCAGTCTCTGGTCGAGGGTTTACTCCAGAGGAAGTCGCAGAAATGGCGCTAGAGAAAATTGTTTATGTTGGGGAAAGCTCTCATCCCGTTATCCGAGACCAAGCGGAAGCGTTCAAGAGCCAGATCCGAGCAGTATTGGTGCGGTATATGCGTCAGGCAGTTGCCTCGCATAACACCACACTGGCAAATCGCCTTCGTGAAGCGGGGCACCCTGAATTGGTAAAACTTTTGGAGAATTAACATGCCCGGATTTACTACAGCAATGCCGACCTCGTTCAAGGTGGAAATCCTGAAGGCGGTACACAATTTCACAGCCTCTACTGGAAACACCTTCAAGATTGCTCTTGGCAAGGCTACGGCATCTATTACAGGAACTTACGGCGCAGCTACGACTAGCTACACCAATCTGACGGGCAATTCGGATGAGTTGTCTAATGGAAACGGTTACACCACGGGTGGCAAAACGTTGACATCAGTTACGCCGGTTGCAGACGGCACGACTGCTGTTTGTGACTTTGATAACACGACATGGAGCGGTGCGACGTTTACCACCTCCGGTGCGATTATTTATAACGACAGTGCTGCTGGTGATCCCGCTTGTGCTGTGTTGAATTTTGGTGGAGACCAGCAAGTGAGTTCCGGTGACTTTCAGATTCAATTCCCGGCTCCTGCGGCAGCAACTGCAATTATTCGTATCGCCTAATAGGAAGAGAATGTGCCAAACCTTGTTAAGTCTTGGGGTGAAGGTGCGTGGGGGGACGCTACTTGGGGCGGCATTCCTACGACCAATACAGCAGGCTGGGGCATTGGCACATGGGGTGAAAATGGCTGGGGCGGCATTATTGAAGCCAAGATTGTCACCCCGACAGGAGTATCAGGAACAGGCAGTGTAGGAAGTGTCGCTCTAGTTGTAAGCCCATCCATTACCGGCGTTTCCGGTACGGGCGATGTAGGGAACGTAACTACATCAACAGGTGACATTGTTATCCCGGTTGGGGTTGAAGGAACGGGTCAGGTTGGAACGGTTACCCCCTTAGTTTCTTTCACCACAACAGGCGTACAGGGTATTGGTCAGATTGGCAACTTCTCTGTACAGGTTGATGATATTGTCGTGCCTATTGGTGTGGAAGGCATTGGCGCGGTAGGAACTGTTACTTTCGTTATTGGAACGGTTATACATGCTACCGGGGTATCTGGAACAGGATCTGTAGAACCGGTAACACCACAGGTAATAACAGTTGTCACGGGAGTAAGTGCAACTGGAGATGTTGGAACGGCAGCGTTCTCTATAAGTTCTACCTTTAATGCCACGGGCGTTCAAGGTACAGGAACCATAGGGGACGTAATACTAGATTATCCGGGTCTAGTGAATGTAACCGGGGTTGGCGCAACAGCTTCTGTGGGATCGGTTGTACCCACACCAACCAAGATTCCAACAGGTGTTTTTGCAACAGGTGCGATAGGCACGGTTGTAATTAAAACGGATGACACGGTAGTAGTAACTGGCGTATCTGGCACGGGTCAGGTTGGTTCAGTAGTAATAGGTGGATGGACGGCAGTTGATGATTATCAGAATCCAAACTGGTCTGTAATTGGCAACTACCAAGATCCTAATTGGGTCGAAATTCAAGCGGCATAAGGAAAGAACATGGCTAGTACATACAGCAATCTAAAAATTGAACTGATTGCCACGGGTGAGCAGTCAGGTACGTGGGGCATTACGACCAACACGAACTTGGGTACTGCGCTTGAAGAGGCAATCGTTGGGTCTGCTGACGTTACCTTTGCCAGCGCAGACGTTACCTTAACCCTGACGGATACCAACGCATCCCAGACGGCGCGTAACTTCCGTTTAAACCTAACTGGAACCTCTGGCGGCGCAAGAAACTTAATTGTCCCCGCCATCGAGAAGTCATACATTATTTATAACGGCGTAGCAGATACGGTCACGGTCAAGAACTCCACCGGAACCGGCATCGCTGTACCAACAGGCAAGACCATGATGGTCTACAACGACGGCACGAACGTCGTTGATGTGACCACATACGCATCCTCCATGACACTGGGAGCGGCTCTCCCCGTGGCTTCTGGCGGCACAGGTATTAGCTCTGGTACGTCTGGCGGTGTCCTGTACTAC